AATGGTGATATGAGAATAGCTCAGAGAGGAACATCTTTCACTAGTCCTGCTTCTGGACAAGTCACTTGTGATAGGTGGGTTTCTGGTATACATACTGGAACAGGTGATGGAAATGTCACGCAAGAAACGGATGCTCCAACAGCAGCGCAATCTGGAACAAGATTTACACACAGTATGAAGCTTCAAGTTACCACAGCAAATACAAGCATTCAAACTACAGATAGAAAGTATTTTCTCTATAGGGCAGAAGGACAAGACCTTGCTCCCGCTGGTTTTGGACAAGCTGGAACAAGATATATGACTCTTTCGTTCTGGCATAAACATACAAAAACAGGGATAAACTCTTTAGCAATCAACAATGGTGCTAGAAATAGGTCATATCCTATGGAGTACACACAATCAACTTCTAATACTTGGGAAAAAGCAGAGTTAACATTTCCAGTAGATACTACAGGAACTTGGCCAACTGATAACACAGTTGGAATGTGGATATTTTTTGGTGCCGCCTTTGGTTCAAACTATGCTGGAACTGTTAATCAGTGGGGTTCTTCACAAAAGTATGGCACTGCTAACCAAGTTAACAACTACGATTCTACATCCAATTCCATGCAGTTTACAGGCGTACAACTCGAAGTTGGCTCAGTAGCAACATCGTTCGAGCATCGTAGTTACGGTGAAGAACTGGCGTTGTGTCAGAGGTATTTCTGGCGAACTACTGGTTCTGATTATAATGGAGTAGGCGCGGGTTATGTAAGGACATCCAGCGCAGTTCGTTTTTACATACCTAACCCTGTTGAGATGAGGGCTAATGGAACCATGAGTAAATCAGGGGCGTTACGTTGTGCCTCTGGTGCTTCTACTATTGATATGACAACCCTTAACGCAGCGTGGACAGGTATACGAGGTAATATGTGTGAGTTTGCACAATCAGGTCTTACTACTGGTCATGGCGCTATTCTACACCATCAAAATAATACCTCAAACTATTTGCAAATAGATGCGGAGTTATAACTATGATTGAAAACAATACCGCATGGATCACCTCCTGCAAATCACAAGACTCTGGTTGGCAAGTCAACGGCACTATGTCCGTACCCAATGACCCTGCTAACCGAGACTGTCAAGATGTACTTGCATGGATCGAAGAAGGTAACACACCCGATCCACAGTTCACTCCTGACGAGATAGCGGCCAACGCCCAGCAGGTCATCAACGGTGAATCTTTGGCATATCTAGCGTCAACAGATTGGTACATCACTCGACAATCTGAAACCGATGTTGCAGTGCCTGAAGCCATTTTAACACTAAGAGCAGCGGCGAGAGCGGCTGTTGTGACCGGAGAATAAAACATGGCGATTACCAAAGTAAATAATGACTTACTGACATTGGATGCCGCCCAACCCACCATAACATCGGTCGGGACGCTGACGAATTTTACGTCAACAGGCATCGATGATAACGCTACGAGCAATGCGATCACTATTACCAGTGACGAAAATGTCGGGATTGGCGGTGCGCCTTCACACCCCCTACACATAACAAAAGAAATAGCAGGATATCAAGCATATTTCAACAATGACAATGGTTCAGGACAAGGTGTAAAAGTAAGAGTAAAAGCTAATGATTCAGGCAACTTTAATATGCTTGAATTAGTTTCAGCATCGACTGGTTCAGATGTCACAGCTATGGTTGTTAGAGATGACGGCAATGTGGCCGCATCTGGCGATGTTATTGTCGGAAGTTTGGCTAGGTCAGCATTTACTTTTGTTGACTCACACCCGTTGCTTGTTGGACCAAATAGCAATACTAACGCAGGGGCAAGTTTTCGGAATGCTAACGGTGCAGAGGCTTTTATACAACAAAACGCCAACAACACAGCGTATATGGGAACCGTCACTAATCATCCTCTTTCGATTAGAACTAGTAACACTGATCGCTTAAAAATAGACGCCAGTGGTCGCGTCACGATGCCCAGTCAGCCTAGTTTTCATGCTCAGAGATCAGCCGATTACAGCGGCTATAATCCTGCTGGTAATTATGGAATGCCGATTTTATACAATGTTGCGATCTATAACACGGGCAATCATTTTTCTACCAGTACAGGGACATTTACTGCTCCAGTTGCGGGTATTTATATTTTTCGAGCAGAATGTTACACGACTGGCAGTGTGTGGGGTCAATCTTGGTTTAGTTTGAATGGCGCTAGGGCGGTAGCGACTGATCAATCTTTTGCACCGTCCGTTTTTGCAACAGGCAGTGCGATTATGAAACTGGCCGTTGGCGATTATGTTGGCTTTCATCCTTACAATAGCGGTACAAGCCAGACTATTACAGCGAACCCTAATCACACTTGGTTTAAAGGCCACTTAATCGGATAACAAAGGAAACTTTTATGACAACTTTAACAATTGAACTCACAGCTACACAAGAAAAAGCACTAGCCTACGTTGCCGCCTCCCCACAAGACTGGGCAGAGAACGCTGTCCACAACCGCTGCCGAATTGCCATAGACGAAATCTACGATATGGAAGTTGCACGAATGACTGCTGACCCTGAGATAACTTCGATTCCTGCTGACAAGGACGCTGTTGTTTTAGCCGCAGATATTCAGTCAGCGGCAGAAAGAAATGCATCGGCATCATCGGATACACCGGAATAGAGGAGATGACCCAAAATGCTTTTAGTCTTCGCGCTGACCGTGTCCTTAAATGGCGCAGTCGATGCAAAGGCAACCAGCTATTGGCGCTCTCTGACACGCTGTAATTATTTCGCAAGACACTTGATGTACAACTCCCCTCGCTACTCGCGTACACGGACTCCCGTGACTGCCTATTGCATTCCTAAGTACGTCAACCCAAAGAAGGCGGTGATCCATGATTGATCCAATTACGGCCATCACTGTGGCGACAAAAGCATTCAATACGATTAAGGCTATGTGCAATGCAGGCCGAGAAATCCAGGACACGTTTTCCCAGGTAGGCAAATTCTATGGAGCAGTCAGTGACTTTAACGAGAGCAAAAGACAAGCGCAAAACCCCCCACTCTTTCGTCGAATTATATCGGCAAAATCGGTTGACGCTGAGGCAATGGAGGTCTATGCACAGCAGAAAAAAATACACGCTTTCGAGAACGAACTCCGCACTTTGCTGCTCTACCAGTTTGGGCCCACGGGCTACCAGGAGCTGGTGGATCTTCGCAGAAAGATCAGAGAGGACCGGGAGAAAACTATCTACGCCCAAGCCCGGCGCCGAAAAGCGTTCATCTGGAATACAGTCGCACTGGTGGCACTAAGCGCAATGGCGTTTGCTATCTACTTAATAATCTCTGCTATTGCAGGACAAACAAATGGATGAAGAAATGGATGGAGAAATGGATGAAGAAATGAAAGACCTGGTCGACATAGCCGCAGGTACGACTGCCGTGGCTACTCTTGCTACATGGCTCCCGCCAACGGCTAGTCTATTCACGATTGTGTGGCTCGGCTTACGCATATACGAATCCGATACCGTTCAGAAACTTCTAAACAAAAGAGACAAAGACCAATGAATAACGAGAGACTGCGCGAGACAATCATTCGACACGAAGGAACCAGGCTCGACATGTACCAGGATACTCTAGGGATATGGACGGTCGGTGTCGGTCACAACATCCAAGAGAAAGGAATTTCCCAGGCGGTCATGGAGCTCATGCTCGAAGAAGACCTGGCAGAAGCAGTCAGCGAATTAAAGCGTAGTGTCTCCTTCTTCTCAAAGATGCCAGAGCAGGTCCAAGAAGCCCTGGTCAACTTAGCGTTCAACATGGGTATCCCCAGGCTCATGCAATTCAAGAAGACCCTGGCGTACCTGCGTGACGGTAATTTCGAGGCTGCTGCTGATGAGCTGCTCGACTCTAGATATGCAGAGCAAGTTGGCCGCCGGGCGGACGAAGTTGCCGACATGATCAGGACGGCAGAATGAACTACATTAATGTGGATGAGGAGTGAAACATGTTACAGGCGTTATTAAGCCCATTGCTAGGATTAGTTGGAACAGCCGTCAACGGCCACCTCGAGAAAAAGAAAGCCCAGGCAGAGTTCGCGGTCGAGAACATACGCGCCCAAACGGCGATAAGGACCAAGGTAGTCTCCGGGGAACTCGAGTGGAACCAAGCGATGGCCGAGGCTTCGGGAAACAGCTGGAAGGACGAGTGGTTAACACTTTTAGTTAGCATACCCCTGGTCCTGGCATTCACCGGGCATACCGAAATTGTCGAGAGAGGCTTCACGGCGCTCGAAGCGATGCCCTCTTTCTATCAGACGGCGGTCGGTGTCGTGTTTGCTGCGTCATTTGGTGTTCAGCAGCTCACTAAGATGTTCAAGAAGTAGAGACAAAGGACTATAGAATGCTCCGGTCACCAGCTTAAGGTGATCGGTGTTTTTTCGAGAAGTGTCCACCCTTATACAAGGGGGTTGCATTCGACACTTGTAAAAAGGTATATTAGGGTCCTGCTAACGCAGGGCAAAGAAAACATCCTTTGTCACACAGAGCATCTACGCTATGGTGCCCGGGGTCGGACTTGAACCGACACGGTGTTGCCACCGAGGGATTTTAAGTCCCTTGCGTCTACCAATTTCGCCACCCGGGCATACTGAAGTGGGGTCGCGAAGTTTACGGGACAAAGGACTGTAGCGTCAATGCTCTAAACGATTACCGTGATTTGAGGGAATTACTATGAAAACGCTACTAGATTTCACACTCGAAAATGGACACAGGGTTTGGCAGGATAAGCACCTCCAGTGTAGTCAAACGAAAATAATCCGTTTCACCAATTTCAGGGACTTTAAGACGAAGGCTCTGGACTCATACATCCCCACAGACGTCTATGACTTCTTGGACCACCTAAAGGACCAGGGACTCTCTGACAACACGTTGAATCGCTATACGGCAGCCATCAGCTCAATCATGAAGCTGGCAGTAGACAACGAAGAGATCACCCACGCACCTAAGCTACGGTGGAAATCAGTTAAGAAGTCCCGTCCTCGCTTCTTTAGCCAGAAAGAGATCGACAGCATCTATGACTTCTATGAGGGCTCAAAGTGGCCTTGGATGAAGGACATGTTCATCCTGGGTATTGAGACTGGAATGCGAAAGGGAGAGATCCTGGGCATCAACAACCAGCTTGGGAAGACCAAAGGCACAGTCAGTGAAGATGGTAGGTTCGTTCATCTTACCGACACAAAGAATAACCTGGACCGGAATGTCCCACTGGTGAAGTCTGCCAGAGCAGCCCTAGCACGACTCAATGGATGCCCGAGTGAAGTCTTTAGACACAAGGCTTTCTACGATGCTTTAGCTGCGTGTAAGGATGAGCTGTTCCGCGACGACGAACACTTCTGTTTTCATATCACCAGGCACACCTGTGCCACTAATCTAATCAACCTAAAGGGCGTCAGTAGCCTGGGGGTGTCAATGATACTGGGACACACAAGTCTAGCGACAACACAGAAATACGTCCACGAAGACAAAGAATCCATGATGGCCATGATGGGAGAACGATGATGACAAGCGCAAGTTGGAAAAACTTTTACGTCAGTGAGTACGACCAAGAGATGCACATAGAGAACCCTATCGACTTCGCCAAGAGGAGAACGCACACGAACATGGACCATGCAATCTTGGCTCTCAACAGGCTTAAGGACAGTATAGAGGAGCTGCGGGAATGCTCAGATCCTCATGCGAGGGTGGCGATCTCGTACAGCGTCAAGGCAAAAATGAGGGACGTTCAGTATGCAGTTGAGCTTATAGATAAACGCATCGATTGACTTGGGATAGCTCAGTTAGGTAATCTGGCCGAGCGACCTTTAAAAAAGATACGACACCGCGTCTAGAGGGTGGATTTTAGAAGTGTCCACCCTTTAGATACATCAGAGTATACGGAAGGGGTATTACATGAAGATTAACAATGCAGCGCATGAGCAGGAGATGGACCGAGAGCAACAAATGATTGACCGTGGTAGACAGAGGTATCTGAAGCGGCAAGAAGGGCTCGTCAACGAAGCCTCTCAAAACAGTAGCCAAAGAATCATCAATGGTGCCCTGGTCAGGGTATCCGAGGCTATTCGTAAGACCATAGAGACGCAGGAGGCCAGTAAGTCTAGGAACCCCTGCTGGTACTCTGACGTTGTCGGCCTCGACGTCGACCTCTTAGCTTACATAGCTTTGAACACTTGTATGGAGTCTGTGTCCACTAAAGCCACTCTGACGAGTTGTGTTAGCCGAATCGGACGTCGAATCGAGCTAGAACATTGGTCAGCTGGACTTCTAGAACACGACAGAACCAAGGCTCGACGAATAGAGACTCAGGTCTCTGGTAGCCATTCATCGTCGAAGTATCGAATCAAAGCAGCCAGGATCACAGCCTCTAGAGATACCAAAGATGCTGAGGGTACAATCGTCTCAGGTTACAAAGTGGCCCCGTGGCTGCCCTCAAGAATCGTCAAGGCAGCAGGACCCTTGATCAATGCGGTACTTGAGTACTCTGGTATCTTTGATGTGTGGGAAAAGAGCCAGCCTAAGAACACAGTCAAGAAGATTGGCATGACCGCAGCAGCCCAAGCGGCACTGGCAGACATGGACTACGAAGCCTCCTGGCTCGAGCCTATGTTTGGACCTATGTTGTGTCCCCCTACCCCCTGGACCAAGTTTGACACCGGCTGCTACAGGGATGCTAGGCTGGCAAGTGAGGTGTCTTTGGTACGCATGGCCACCAACGAACAGCGGATGGCGATGTGCCACGCCATTAAGAAAGCTGGACCCGAAGGTGTCGAATGTCTTGAGGCGCTCAACGCTATTCAAGCAACCCCTTTGGCGATCAACAAGCAAATGCTTGAGCTAGTCCGATGGGCGTGGTATTGCGATATTTCTATTGAAGGGTTCCCGACACGAAACCAACTACCCAAGCCACGGGCGCCAGGTGACTGGGGAGCTTGTGATGCCGAGGCTAAGAAAGGCTACGCGCTGCAATGCCGCGAGACAGCAGAGAGCAACCGAGACACTGCCAGTCAGACAGTTGTCATGAGCCAAGACCTAGCAACCGCTATAGACCTATCCAACTTCGATGAATTTTACCTTCCCTGGAACCTCGACTTTCGAGGCCGCTGCTACCCAGTTCCACATTTTAATTACCACCGCGATGATCACATGAAGTCGCTCTTTGAGTTACGCAGAACGCAGCCTATGGATCAGGATGGCGCATCCTACCTAGCGATTCACATAGCTAACCTCGGTGACTTTGACCGTGTCTCGAAGAAGTCTTTCCAAGAGCGTGAGCAGTGGACTTCAGATAACACTGACTGGCTACTGTCTTTAGCTAACGATTACCAGGGAACTGTTGCAGAGTGGTCCGAGGCAGACAAACCTTTTCAGTTCATGGCTGCCGTGTTCGCCTGGGCAAAGTGGATCGAATACGGCGTACTCTACCACTGCCCTATTCCCTGTTCCTTGGACGGGGCCAATAATGGACTGCAACATTACAGTGCCGCTTCGCTAGACGAAGACGATGGTGCTGAGGTTAACTTGACTCCCTCTGATGCTCCCAGGGACATCTACCAGAAAGTTGCGGACATGGTGCATGAAGTTGTGTCCAGGGTTGCCTCAGATTATGCACACGAACACCGCGAAGTAGCGCAGGCTTGGTTGGCATACGGCATCACTCGAAAAGTCTGTAAGCGAAACACGATGACTTATGCGTATTCTAGTGTTGTCCACGGCATGGGCGATCAGCTCATCGAAGACATCATGACTCCGCTGAGTAAACTTGTCCTGTTGAAAAAAATAGATCAGCATCCTTTTGGGTTTGGACATACGGCTATCAGGGCAGCTAGGTTTCTTGCGAAAATAAACATGGACTGCATTCGAGCAGTGGTAACCTCGGCCCAGTCGGGTATGGAATTTCTACGCTCTGCTGCTGGCGCCCTGGCACACGAAGGCAAACCTGTACGTTGGACCACGCCTATTGGATTCATTGCTATCCAAAAATACACGGAGTACGAGACCAAGAAAGTTAAAATATTTCTGTACGACAGGGCTACGCACCAAGCAAGCCTAGCCGAGCGTAAGGAAGCAGAGTTGCAAATTGCTCAGATGGACCTGGACGTTTCTCTGCCAGATTTAAAAACGACAAAGCGTACGCAATTGACGGTTCGTGAGAGGTCGAAAACCAAGATCAACAAGCGTAAAAGTAAGAGCAGTATCGCGCCTAATTTTATCCATGGTTTAGACTCAGCACACCTGATGAAGACTGTACTGCGGTGTAAAGATTCGGGCGTACAGGACTTCTTTTTAATCCACGACTCGTTCGCTTCAACCCCGAACATGACCTCGCTAGTGTATGCAGCGGTTCGAGAGACGTTCGTTGAAATGTATGACGGACGGTGCGTCTATACGGAATTTTACACAGAAGTGCGTCAGCAGCTCAGTGTCGCTGGGAGAGATAAGCTAGACCTGAAGGTCCCCCCGAAAGGAACTCTGGATCTCCAGGGCATACTTAAAAGCGAATACTGCTTCTCCTAATAACTAAACTCTAAAAACCCCCCTCCTGGTCACGCGAAAGCCTGGCCTTTTTTTTGCCTGCGATTTGATGAAAACAGAAGTGTCCACCCTTTAGATACATCCAAGGGAAAAACGCAAATGCATCCAAGAGAACGGGTCCGGCAATTAGTCGAACTCCACACCAGTAAAAACGAAGTACTCCCAGACAAGCTAGTCGAGGAAGCAAAACGACTAGGCATCGAATTACCCAACACCCAAAACCACAACCACTTAGAACACCCATCCAAGGAGAACACCAATGGCTCAACAGAATAAAGTCTACTTTGAAACTAACATCGGACGCGCTCAGTATCCGTGGCTCAACTCACCTGATTCCGCGTTCGGCGGTGAGCCCAAGTACAAAACTAACCTGGTCCTTGAGGACCACCTCGATCTACTCAAGCTCATCCAAGGTTGTGCCCGGGCCGAGTTTGGTGAGAAGGCAGACGGCGCCAGGATGCCCTTTGACTTAGACGAGGACACTGGCGAAATGATCATCAAAGTAAAGAGCAAATATGCGCCTGCTTTTTTTGACGCTACTGGCGAAGAGATATTCGGGGCACAGATCCCAAATCTATGGGCTGGCTCAAAAATACGAATAGGTGGATATGCATCGCCTTACTCAGTTTCTGGATCAAACGGCGTATCACTACAACTCACTAAAGTGCAAATAGTACTGCCAGTCACTGGTGGCTCTAAGACACAATCTGGTGGATTCGATAGTGTCGAAGGTGGCTTCAAAGCTCAGGACCCCGTTGCAGACGAGGAGGTGGAGCTGGATGAGGTACAACAAGAAGCAGCAACGTCAGCTGACCGTTTCTAATGGAATAAAGCATGGTTACCGTAGTGGTCTCGAGGACAAACTGAGTAAGCAGATAGTTGCAGCAGGACTCGAGGTCCACTACGAAACAGACAAGATCAGCTACACCGTTCCGCTACGCCAGGCGAAATACACTCCCGACTTTAAGCTACCAAAGACTGGTGGCTTTTTTTATGTCGAGAGCAAAGGCATTTGGGATGTGGCTGATAGACAAAAGCATCTGCTGATCAAGGAGCAGCACCCCGGCATCGATTTAAGATTCGTCTTTTCCAATGCCAACAACAAATTGTATAAGGGATCGAAATCCACATATGCAAGTTTCTGTGACAAACACAGACTGCAATGGGCTCATAAAACTATCCCGGACGAATGGCTCAGAGAATGAGTCAAGACCTAAAGATCACCTGGAAACGGGTGGTCTTTTTTTTAAATTTAGAGGGGCTACAAGTGGAAATTAAAGATAAAGAAAACGGTGCAAAGTTCGTGATGCATATTCCTTGCGAAGAGTGCCAGTCGAAAGACAACGCGGCACTGTACTCAGACAACAGCACCTACTGTTTCGGATGCGAAGCTTATGGTCATGGTGACGATAGCATCCGAGTTCCTGCACAGAAACTAAACTCAGCATTACTCCCGGGTACTTACTCGGCACTCAAAGCCCGTGGAATTACAGAAGCAACATGTCGTAAATTTGATTACCAAGTCGGCATGGACGGGAACCGCCCCGTTCAAATTGCTAACTACCAAGACGAAAATGGTCAAGTAGTTGCACAGAAGATTCGTGACCAAGATAAGAATTTTAAGATACTCGGTGACGGAAAGTCTGTCGGTCTGTTTGGTCAGCATCTGTGGAGCGGTGGCAGGATGATCATTGTGGCCGAGGGCGAGATAGATACGCTTTCGATTAGTCAGGCCCAAGGAAATAAATTCCCAATAGTCGGACTACCACTCGGCGCCCAAGGTGGTAAGAAGGCGCTGCTCAAAGCGTGGGACTACCTCCTGCAATATGAGTCCATTGTCCTTGTCTTCGACCAAGATGAAGCTGGGCGCAAAGCTGCCCTGGACTGTGCCGAGGCACTCCCGGTCGGTCGAGTCAAGATTGCGAAGCTACCAATGAAGGACGCTAATGAGTGTCTTAAAGCTGGTCTTGAAAAGGAAATAATCAACGCTGTATTCCGTGCAAAAGATTGGCGCCCGGACGGCATCATTTCGTCTGACTCACTTATCGAAGAAATGAAAAAGCCAACACCAGGTATCGACGTCAGCTACCCCTTCCCAAAATTAAATGAGATGACCAGGGGAATAAGGACCGGGCTTGTGACAATTTGTGCAGGAACCGGAACTGGCAAAAGTACATTCATCAAAGAGATCGCCTACCACTTGCATATGTCTGGCCATCCCTGCGGCATGTTGATGTTTGAAGAGAGCAACGCAATAACGATGAAGTCCATGGTTGGTATTCACCTGGATAAAAACATTGTGACGGATAGCTGGAGAGCCACCGAAGATGAGATCGAGGCAGCCTATTATGATTTTAGAGGTGATAGCGAGGTCCACCTTTTTGAAGATGGGGGTGTCACCGCAGTCGACATCGTGGTTAACCGCATTCAGTACATGGTCAAGTGTCTGGGCTGCAAATATATATTCCTTGATCCGATAAGCGTCCTGGTTGCAAGTGCCACTGGACAGGTAGCAGATGAGCGCCGGTTCATTGACCAGGTCACCATCACACTCCGCAACCTAGTCCAAGAGTTAGACATCTGTTTGTTCATCGTCTCGCATCTTAAACGTCCAAGTGGCAAAGGCCATGAAGACGGCGGCAAGGTGAGCCTATCCGAAATTCGAGGATCGTCAGGTATCGCCATGCTGAGTGATCAGTGTATTGGTCTCAACCGAAGTGAAGAAACTCCGAGTGATGACAGCAGAGAAATTTGGCTGCTAAAGAACCGCTTCACTGGGGAAGTAGGACCAGCAGACAACCTTATGTATTTCAGGGAAACAGGAAGGCTATTGGTGAACGATACGCCAGATCGTTTCTAAAAATTAACAATGTAAACCATGAGTAACAAACAGAGGGTATTTAAAATGGAATTACTAGATCACGAAGAAAAGTTTCTTGAGTATCACACAGAAAACCCACATGTCTATGAGCTGTTTAAGAAGTACTGTAGCGCAGCATTTGATTCAGGACGTCAACACTATTCGGCCTATGCCATCTTTGAGCGAATCAGGTGGCACCACGACATCGAAACCAAATGCGAATTAGGTTTTAAGCTCAACAACAATCACCGTCCTTACTACGCCCGAATGTACCAAATGCAGTTTCCAAACCGCCGTCACTTCTTTCGGACTAGGGTAGTTCGAGGGGAACGTCAATATGATCAGATGGAGTTAGTCTAATGGCGCTGATATTTGATTTAGAAACGAACGGCTTACTCAAACAACTGGATAGGATTCACTGCATTGGCATACTCGACACAGAGAAGAATGATGGGGCTCAGATTTACAGTGGCAGCCAAATCAAAGAGGCACTCCAGCTGCTATCTGATGCTGAAGAAATCGTCGGACACAACGTCATCAACTTCGACGTCCCCGCAATCCAAAAAGTCTGCCCCGGTTGGAAATCCCGAGCAAAAGTAACAGACACCTATGTGCTCTCTCAGCTGTTCCATGCAGACCTAATATCAGAGGATTCAGTGAAGCCTAACGCCGCTGAGGTGTTACCCAGGAACATGTGGGGACGTCATTCACTGAAGTCATGGGGCATGAGAATGGGCACCATGAAAGGTGACTATGACGGCGGCTGGGAGGAGCTCAATGATGACATGCTGGTCTACTGTAAGCAGGATGTGACGGTGACGTATCTGCTCTACAAAAAGCTACTCGTTGACGGCGCCAACTTTAGTCAACACTCAATAGACACTGAGCATACGATGGCAGAAGTCTGTGATCGCATTGGCAGTAATGGGTGGACTTTTGACATAGTCGCAGCGGGTGAGCTGTACGCTAACCTGGCACAGAAGAGAGCAGACCTAGAACGAGAGATGGCTGTCCTCTTCGAGCCCTGGGAAGTCAACACCACGTTTATCCCTAAGCGCGACAACAAGACCCTCGGCTACCTCAAGGGCGAACCATTCGTAAAAACTAAAGTGGTCGAATTCAACCCTAGCAGTCGGAAGCACATCCACTATTGTCTGACTCAGAAGTACGGCTGGGAGCCCGACCAGTTCACTGCGAATGGTGATGCAAAGATCGACGAAGCTGTCCTGAGTACCCTGGAGTATCCCGAGGCTCAAAAGCTGGCCGAGATGTTCCTGGTCCAGAAGCGGATAGCGTCCCTGGCAGAAGGTCGACAAGCCTGGCTAAAGCTGTGCGATTCGGACGGTAAGCTCAGACATCGAATCATACCGCTGGGAACAGTGTCATCTAGAGCCAGCCATCGATCACCTAATTTGGCCCAGGTACCCAGTACCAGGTCAGCCTATGGCCGAGAGTGTCGTGAGCTGTTCAAAGCACCCCCAGGTTGGGTTGTCTGCGGCTCTGATCTGTCTGGTATTGA